TGGGAAATTCCACACCATCTAGGTAACTGCGCTAGGGCCGAGTTGCCCTAAACGCAGACCTCCAGGAGATTAGCTAACCAAGCCATCTCCAAGCCCACATTGTACGGATTGAGTGGGCGTCAACGTACTCGCCCGGATCGAGTTTGGATTCAAAAGATCGAATCTCATTCTCATATCCGGCAGTCTCAACTGAGGCACCACGGGTCAGCTCTTTCTTTAAGAGCTCGGACCATCCTGCTTCACGTCTGATTAACTTAGACGCAGAGACCTGGGGTACCCGATATTCTCTTCTTTGCAACGTTGAATTCCAACGAGCTTGGAAGAAAACATCGTTCATGGCGCTCGTCCCTACTTGTAACGTCCCTGGTAAGGGGACTGAGGTTCGCGGAAATGGAAGGCCACGCTCATTCTCGATAAGAGAAATGATTTGATGGACACTTTCATAACCAAACTTCACAACAAGATTCGTCGCGAAGTCAGCGTCAGTGTTAAGACTGGCGGGACCTGAGCCGATGAGTTTCCGGAGTCGGATTGGCGTCACTTCTACACCTTTATAGAAGTCTCCGCCACACGATTCCCGGAAGGGACCATCGACATAGCTCTTGGACCTATTTACCAATAGGTTTTGGGATTCAAGAGCTCTCATAACCGTAGCGGCATATTTGCTGTCTACGATAATGTCGTCGCCGTACACATAGACAATGGGATTGCGAACCCCATGGTCTATTTTAATGGCTGCCGTAGCCAAGGCCCAAAAAGTAAGGGCCTCAACTGGGAAGCAGCAAGCGCTGCCCATAGGGGCGAACTTGCGTAGCTTCACGATCTGGCCTGAGGGTAACTCGGTCTCTTCAGACCGACAAGCTTCGAGAGCCTCAACCCAATTGCTCGGGAAAATACTCCGAACAAGGGCAAGAGAAACTCGATCGCTAGCCTCAGATAAATCTAAAGTTGCAAGCGCATTATTTATACTCGATGCGCAAGCTAACCCACGATTTATAGTCTGATCGGTGAAATTAATCATCGATCTCGTCAGTTCGTGTGATTCTAGAGTCTCGAAGAGGAGTTGCATTAAACCTTGCTGAATGTACATAAATTCGCGAGGTTCGCAGCTAATCACTCGGGGTCCTCTAGCATCTTTGGGAACGAGACAAACTCGTGCCCGCGGATGGACATCTGAACTTGCCATTTCCAATTTTTCAAGCTCATCGACAAGATGAGTTGAAGAGAAAAAGAAATGGTCCGAGTATGGGAACACTTGGTCCAGCTTTTCGAAATATCTAAAGCTGTACCACTTTTCCCAATTCGGAGTGTGGCACGCGGTAGCACCGCTGCCATGGCGTGGGCGAATTGAATAAGGGTTAGTGTTACATAACACCTTACCAATCTGCCTTTTCGCTTCCACGATATATTTATCTGTGGTTGCGATTGCCGTAGGTAGCGACTCATCTGTATTAACAAAAGCAGATAAGAAACTATCCACCAGTTCAGCATCGAAGTCAATCTCCAGTTTGTAGAACATTAACGTCAATTGACGATAACAATCTACAGCGGCTGGGTCACCTAACAAACAACGTTCCAAGCACCGAGAAAGAAAACTCGGTACTTGAAAGGAGGTTGAGACCTTTATAAAACGTGTAATATACGTACCTTGAGGATGCAAACCCTCAAGAATTACGCCACGCCCAGTCGACATATCAGTATAAACAGGTATGTCGGTAGGGATCTCAATTGTCGTTGTGGAAAAACCACTAGGACAAATCCATACCTTATCAGCATGGAACCTATCAAGTGCCTTCCCAAGGGTCGGCAAATGATTCATTAAGAAAGGTAAACCCTCAGAGCGAAATCTCCGTTTGAATTCTGTAATATCTTCAAAGGAGACAAGCCCGTTATAGCGGTGGTTAGCCGCAAGGTTTACCCATATTGATGAGTAAAGGCTCTTCCGAACACCCATATAGGATATTCTCCATGAAGCCAACCTATAACAGCTCCCCAGGTCCACGAACCGAAGTCCTATTCCGAATGGAACAGAACTACCCGCCAGCATCCTTTACATGAGGATCCAGTCCTAAACTTCCTGGTTTAGGATCTTGGTGACATTACCATTAGAGCCGCCTTCGACGAGAAAATCGACGAGACGGTTCACGTTCTCGATTATGAGAGCGTTGGTAATGGCAGCGTGCGGTGGACGAACAATGACGACATAAGCCGACATCGTTCCAGGTACGAGAGCAGAATCGAGTACAGTTTCATCGATTCTGACCAAGTGCCTGAGTTCTCCTTGTTTGCCAGTCTGATGACTGACACTCAAAGCTCGTTCAGCCGGGTATGTAAGACCGGAGACCGAGTACTTTGACGAACCCAGATCAGCGGCACGAAGATCAAACACGGATGTGTTTGTATCAACGTCCGTTGCTGAGTCCTTCGACAAGGTTAGAGATGTTCCTAGGGACATAGTGGCTCCATCCCCGATAACGGGGTTCATGACGAAATATTGTCAAGGGTTTAATGTGGCCCTGCGCAAATATAGGCGCAGAGTATGGTCTTCCTTTTTGTAGGTGGGATAACCAACCTCAACTACTCGTGTAGTTCTAAAAACACTAGACAAGTTGAATGAGGCGACCCGCAGACATTACTGCCTACGCGCCAGACCAAGACTGAGCAGCAACAACAGCTGCCCGGGTTTGGGCATCCGGAGGTCGATTGAGTCGAGAGCACTAGGCTCTCCCATGAAGGGCACTCTATGAAAGAGTGTCTCCATATAGGAACCCCCTGGATAATAGATCGTGCCAAGATTCGGAACATTACCTGTATCCGTTACTCGCACATCTATTCTGGTCGTTTCTTTATATTGTAGAGCAGAGTCCACAATATCAATTGGCAACTCGAGCGTATCATATTTGAGACGTTCCAAGCCCTCACCGACGTTGAGAAACCAATCAACGACGAAGGAAAATGGAATTGCCTCCCATATAATACGCGGGTTGAGCTCAAACCCCCAAGCATCGAGGTGTCCCAAGATGCCTTGTGCTAGCGCACCAAGCTTTGGTAATGGCTTGATGCGGTAACGGAGGTGATAGGAAACCTTACCCTCAAGATTTCCCTGGTAGTCGGTAGTATATCCGGCTGCAGGGGTTGAGGAAAGGGTCCCACTCTTGCTTCCAGTTACGATCGCTACAGTGGTACGTTTGTGGACTACACGGCCCACATTATCGTTCCACTCTTTGATCTTCTTAGCGTAGTTGGACATACTAGTCAACATGTTCATGAGGTCACCAAAAGTTGGCTTCCATCCGAACAGAAGGTTGAGATGTATACCAGCTACGTTAGGAACAAAACCTCTCTTTGGGTTCCAGAAATTCATAAGAGACTTAATGTCACCAATTTCCAATAGGAAGTTGGGTACGCTAACCTCTGTGAGATCTGGTCTCAGCCGGCTAAAACCGGCTGCAGAGTAAGCACCAGCGTTAGTCCGTAACACGAATTCCCCGTATTGAGGAACCGTGCCTCGAACTTGCGCCAAAGCTGAACCAAGGGCTTGAGACGTGATAGTTGGGTACACAGAACGAAAATAAGTCTGTGTTGGCGAAGCAGGCGTCCAGCCGATAAGCTGGAGAGGCCCACGCCATCCCAAGTTTTGCATCACGCGACGATGAATACAGTAATTAGAACGCAAGTTGTTACGCTTGCTCTTACTGTACGCAATGGTTTGCGGGTTACTACCAATAATTTGTTGGTAAACACCCGAAGTATAAACTTTGACCCCGTCGGAATTACGTATTATGTAATCCTCCGTGGTCACGTTTATATCACCACCTTTGCTGCGAGACACGAAAGGTGTCGTTGCCATCGTTCTAGCTCCTTAAGTGAGGTTTCAGTAACGGCCCTTAAAAACGGCCAAGTGGCTTTCGCCACGAAGGTTAGCCTTCCGGTTGATCACCGGGGGGCT